TACCACGTTGGAAAAGCTGTCCAGTTTTTCGTTTATGGCTCTTAATTCTGCCTTAGCGTCTTTAATTCTTTTGATGTCAAATTCATCAGCATCACCATCTTCAATAATTTTATAAAGATTGTTTAGCTTCTTCTCTGCATAAAATTTTTCTGATTGCAGAGATTTTTTTGTATCTAAATTGTGACGCTGATTTTTTTCGTATTCTTCCAGGACAATTTTTGCAAAATCTGCAATTGCTTTATCGGAGAGAATTTGTGATGTGATAACATCAAGTACATAATTTTCGAGCAACTCTTTGCGAATTTGTTTTTGTTGGCATTTTACAGCGGCAATACGTTCTTTTTTCAGGCAACAGTAATAGGAGTAAGTAATTTCTCTAGGTTTATTGCTATGGCCTCCCATAGCACTGCCACACTGACCACAGAAAACTTTGCCACTAAGAAGGTAAGGAACTGTGGCTGTGTATGCTGCTGATCTGCGTCTGTTGGACTTGCGCTTTTCCTGGACGCGATAAAAATCTTCTTTGTTGATAATGGGAGGAATTGCATCTTCCAGGCGGATAACATCCTCACTTTCAAGAGTGGAGTGCATATTCCTTTTGCCTTTTTTACGGCTAGTTTTGTTAAAAGTATAAGTGCCTATATATTTTTCATTTTTGAGAATATCAAAAAGGCTGTTCTTGCCAAAGGGGCGACCTGCTTTAGTGGTATATCCCTTATTGTTTAACTCTTCGGAAATATAACCATAACCATAGCCAGCCAGATACAAATCAAAAATAAGGCGGACTGCTTCCGCTTCATGGGGAACAATCTCATAACGCTGGTCAACAATTTTATAGCCAAGCGGGGGAGTGCCACCATTAAAGAGTGCTTTATAAGCATTCTCATTAAGGCCTTTTTTAGTTTCCTTGGCAAGGTTGCGGCTATAATAGGCAGCAAAGCCTACCAGCATACTCTCCATCATTTGACCCTCAGGGGAGCTATCAATATTTTGTACTGCATACTCATATTCAATTCCTAGCTGTGCAAGGGTATGCTTAAAGGTGTAGTAGTTATATTCGTTCCTGGCGTTGCGATCAACCTTATGGAAAATTACAACGTCAAATAAATCATCTTTGGCATCTTCCATCATACGCAGATATTCTGTTCTAGCTACAATATCTCTACCGGACTTAGCTTCATCCTTATAGATGTGGGTAACAACATAGCCTTTACGCTTAGCGTATTCTTTGCAGGCACGAACCTGTGCGTCAATAGATTCTTCTCTCTGCATATCAGAGGAAAAGCGTGCATAAATTACAGCTCTCTTAATTTCGGACATAAAAAAACAGCTCCTTTGCTTGTTACTTGAAAATACTCTAAAGTTTTAACTTGCTGGTAAGTTTCTCTAAAAGGCCTATTTTTAAGAGGTGATTAGTAAGACATAGGCGATTTACTAGTAAAAATGCGAAACTTACTATAAAGTTAACTTGAATGTAACGTGACAGAGCTGCTACTGCTATGGTATAATTAAACAGTAATCAGCTCCGTTTCGTTGTATGGGGAGTGATACGCCGCCCTTCAGTGCTGGTAACACTGAGGGGCATTTTTTATGATATGAATTTATTTTGAAGGTGGTTTTGGTTTAGGCGGTGGTATCGGAAGAGAAAAACCGCCATCACGTGTGCCTGTATCAGGCAATGTTTGAAAATCTATCATATACTACCTCAAATGGTAAGGATAAAGGTTAAGGTGAAAGCTATGGATGCTATTGTTTATCAAAACTTAGTGCAAATAGCTCCGGGTTTTGTTGGGATTGCTGCCAGCAAGCTCATGAGCGGTGACACTAAAAGGGAAGAATTAAAGAACGGAATCCTTAAATACTTTTTATACACAAGTGCAGCACACCTGACGGCTTATGTTATAGTCAAGATATTGTTGGCTGCTGGATGTGATATATCAAACAGCAGCAAGGTCAATCTAGCGATTGTGTGTGCAGCAATCATTGGTATATTATGGGTGCCGCTAATCAAAAAATATGCAGTCAAAGGTGCCAATATTATAAATATGAAATTGGGAAGAAACCCTATATTTTTAGAGGACACCTTAATTGAACAAGTTTGTCGTGACAACAAACCGCACTATTGGGCTGTATTCAAAGATGGCAAACCTATGGGTATGGGATGGGTAGAACACATCAACACCAACGAAAAAGCAATTTGCTTAAACAGTGTTAGTGGTTACTCTCCTGAAAGCATGGAAGAGAAGCGCACCATAGTATACCTGGATAAAGACATCTACATAAAAGAATATATAGAAAAATAATTCCTTCTGCCGTCCGAATTTTATCGGGCGGCTTTTTCTATGTTCCCGACATTCGTGTCGGGAACATCCAAGATGTTCGGGATTGTCGAACTAGTGAAGAGATAACGAAAGAACCCCCTGCGAAACTCGCAGGGGGTTCTACTTGTATCCTCAAGGGAATACTCATGTCAAATAGCAGCTCAAGGCTACCTCATACACGATAGTATACTATTCTTGCACTGTTTCGTCAAGATGACAATAAAGATAATTCATTTTTTTGTCAATTTCAGACATTAATTCATTTGGGACAATGATATTTGTTAGTATATCATTGGCTTTGCAAGGCATGTTAATTCGCTGCTTGCTGATAGTTGTTATTTGACCTAAATCGGCCACACTTTCCTTCTTAAGTTTTTTTGTATATTCTACAATATTTCTAGCAATGCGAATTTTTCTTTTTAATAAACGCATTTTACTCATTAGTGCATCTAATTCTGCACTGCTGATACTATCCATGTTCTTAATAACACTGGCGTTATCAAGAATTTCTTGAGTGGTTTCTAAAATAATGGAGTCAGCTTTACTTAGTAATAATTGAGATATCGTTTCCCCTAATCTTACTTGATAAATTTTAGAATAAGATGTTTCTTTATTTTTAAAACTTTTTAGTGGGACAACCGTCAAGGTGTTGTTATATCTTGAATTTTTGACATCTAAAACTATGGCATAATGATTGCCACCCAGTTCGCTGCCAATACGGTAACCGAAGTTTACAAATACAATTTGCCCACGTTTATAATTTATTAGCTTGTGGGGGTTAAAAGTAGATTCTGTTCTTATGTACTCAATGTAATCATTTAGCCAATAAACAAAAATAGCGGCTCTTTTATAGTCGGTATGCATTTTGTCTTTTATGTAATGTCTATATTTACGTAATATGTTCTTTTGAAAGTGCCAAAATTCTAATATGTTTTCTGGCAGTTTTAAATTCATTGTTTCCTTATTTCCTTCCTTGGCCGCCGTAATGGTGGCTTTTTTATTTATGCCTGATTGCTTCCAGCTCATTAACAGAGCAGTCACAATAGAGGTCATTGTTTTTTCTGTGCTTTATTTCATGCTTCATAGTTTCCATGTTAGCTTCACGGGTAAGTCTGGCATTCAGAACAAAAACCTCACTGCCATCTTCATCAGCACAGATAAAGCCTTTTATCTTATAAGGGAGCGGGTAGAGAATAACTCGTTCTTCATTCAATGAAACCACTTTCTTTCTTTTTCATTCGTGATACAAGGTCAGCTACAAATTTAACATCCTCAGGAGCAAGGTCTTTGCTGGCATCCATAAGGATACGCAAATCAGGATTATCGTGTATTTGTTGGGCTAACGCAGCTGTTTCGGGGTTGCTATAGTAACCATAATCGTTATTGCTACCAGTTAACTCATCCAATGAGCATCCTATCAATTTTGCAAGCTTTTTAAGAGTAGATAACTTTGTGTTTTCGTCTCCCTTCTTAAAAAGTCCGTCTATTGTGGTGTATGGAATGCCAGACATTCTTGCAACATCTGTCTTTTTATAACCGTTTTCATTCATATATTGTTCTAATCTTTCTACAACTGACATAAGGTAGGCCTCCTAATTCCTTAACAATATTAAAGCATAAAGCATTTACTTTGTAAAGTAGTGTTTTACCCTGCGGAGTAAAATTTTTTCTAAAAACAGTTGACATTTTACCCCGCAGGGTATATATTTATAACCAAGTTACCCCGTAGGGTAAAAAAGAAAGGAGAGGATAAAAATGTTTCCCAACCTCGAAGCAGAAATTGCACGCCAGAAACTTACAAATGCTGATTGTGCGAAGATTTGCGAAGTAACTGAAAAAAGTTTTTCAAACAAGCGTTGCGGCAAAACAGAATTTACATTGTCTGAAATAAAGATGCTGAGAGCTACATTATTTCCTAGTTGCAGTTTAGAGTATTTGTTTTCCGAGAAGCCGGATATATAGGAGTTGACAATGGTAAACATTCCCAAGTTAAAAGGAAAAATGGTTGAAAAAGGCTTTACTCAGGCCCGCTTAGGAAAAGCGATTGGAGTTAGCCTTTCAACAATAAATCAACGATTCAGGCAAGGAGGCGATGTGTTTACAGTAGGCGAGGTAGAACGAATTGCAATGGCATTGCAAATGTCGCAGCAAGATGTAAATGAGATTTTTTTCAATGGGTTATTAAACTAAGGAGGTAACACAATGAACGGATTGTTAAAAATTGAAGTTAACGATAATCAAGAACAAACTGTAAGCGGCAGAGACCTGCATATGTTTTTGGGCATTGGTACGGAATACGCAAAATGGTTTGAGCGTATGTGTGAATATGGATTCTCAGAGGGTGTTGATTTTAACTCCGTCAAAATTGACGAAGTTCGACAGGAGGGAAAACGCGACGTAAAAAGGACATTGATTAACCACCTTATGAAAATCGACATGGCAAAAGAGCTTTGTATGTTGGCCCGTAATGAGAAAGGTAAACAGGCACGCCAATACTTCTTAGAAGTTGAACGTGAATGGAACAGTCCTGAAAAGGTTATGGCAAGGGCTCTGAATATCGCCAACAACACCATCAATAATCTAAAGCTGGAAAACTCTATGCAAAAGCAGATGATAGCAGAGTTCCAACCTGTAAAAGAGTATGTGGACACTATCCTGAGCAGTACCGACACTGTGACCGTTACACAAATTGCTGCTGATTATGGTTTGAGTGCTAAAGCACTGAATAAGATTCTTTTTGAAGAAGGCCTTATTCATAACGTAAACAAGCAATGGATCCTTTATAAGAAGCATATGAACAAAGGTTACACCAAATCCGAGACAATCGATGTGAAGCGTGCTGATGGCAGTGCTAAGGTGGTAATGAATACCAAGTGGACGCAGAAAGGCAGATTAAAGATTCACGAAATTTTAACGGCTGTCGGTATCGTGGCTGAAATGGATAGGGGTAGAAAGTAAAGGAGACCATTATGAAAGAACCATTAGAAAAAGAAAAAGCACTCCAGCAAATAAAAAATATTTTAACCGGAGTGCCTTTGGAAAATCCTGAAATGCCAGGTGGAAGCAGGGTGCTAAAAAATGACCTTAATGAGATTGCGACAGAAATCATTAAAATTATGGTCCTTCATACTTTCACCACAACAGATTTGGATATTGTCTTGTCTTTGGTTAGGTACAGGATTACTGGTCAATGGGTAGATTTGACTTCACTAGGTCGGTCAGAATCTCAGATGCTATAGGTTTTATAACGTCTAATGATATTGTTCCAGTTGACTGTAACAGTGAGAGCAATTTTTGCCATACGTTTTTAGGCCTTACACAATCTAAAAAGGTATAGCCATCATTAGTTATGCGAGCTATATACCAATCTTCAAATCCATTTCCCAAAAGGCAAGAACCTAAGAGCAAATAGTTGTTGTCTTGTAACAATAGGACATGTTCAGCAATGGCTTCATATTCTTCAATGGTTTTATTCGGCCATAATGCGGATATATTGTCATGAATATGCTGACGTTTTTCCAAATCAAGCATAATCTGGCGCATTAAATTTAAATCTCGTACCAAAACAATCACCTCCTTTCTAAGTGTAGTACACAGCCACCAAGGTGAGAGTTGGAAGCTGCTGACAATATTATAGCAGAGGTGATTAGGCAAGGAGCAAAGCTATGGAAAAGGTTGAAGCGTGGAAATTTGAAACAGTAGGCACTGCTTGCGGCAACAAGTCGGGCCTGCATAAATTGGCGGCGGCAATCATTGAGATTGCAATAGAGGAGCAGCTGCTCCCCGATAACAGAAAGGAGGCTGACGATGACCAAAAAGAAGAGAAAGTGCTGTATATGCGGTGCAGATCTGACGAGCAAAAATTATGCTCAGGTCTATGATGATGAGTTAAAAAAAGTTGTAGTTGTGTGTCCTGGTAGATGCTACCGGACAAAAATGATGAAAGGATGGTTAACAAGATGAAGAAAAATGAAATGCCCTCCACCACGGCAATGGCAGAGGGCAAAAAGTTGAGACGTGGCAGAGGCGGCAACCTCACCACATTACCAATTATAGCACTGCTTTTGGCGATTGTCACTGTTATGGCGGTGGCTGTGTGGCCCAAGGACCATTATTACGAGGCTCGTTACTTTGTGGTTAAGCAAGGTCAAACCCTTTGGGACATTGGCGGTAAATGCCAGGATATGGGCGACCCCAGAGACATCCGAGATATTATCGACAGCATCAAAAAAGACAACGGCCTTGGCCATCACATTTATCCTGGGCAGGAGTTGAGAGTTTTTGTTGAGGTGGAAAAACCATGAAGGCGGACCAATTGGCAAGACGTTATGCCAAACAGACAGCAAAGTTTGTGGCGCTTGATACAGAGGTGTTGCAAAAACAGCTGAGAGAGTACAGGTATTTGTACAAATCGGTATACAACCTCACCAATGAGCGTGTTGAGCCAGTAAGCTACAAAGTAATAGGTGACAAGGCTTATGTAGTCAGAGTAAATTATGTTGATTTTCTTAATGATTTATCTCTGATTAGATATAAATTTTCCCGCAAAAAATATAAAGGAGGTAAAAAGTAAAATGATTATCAAATCCCTTGAGATGGTCAATTTTAAGAATCAGCAAAACTTTAAAATTGACTTTGCAGATGCCGTAACCAATGTTTTCGGTGCTAATGGTGCTGGCAAAACCACTATTGTAGACGCTCTGAGCTTCCTGCTTTGGCAAAAGGATAGTAAAGGCAACTCTGATACAAAGATGCGTCCATATGGTGCTGATGGCCAACTGCTGCATGACATTGATACTACTGTTAAAGGCGTATTTGAGGTTAATGGCTATCAATTTACGCTAGAGGTTGTGTACAAGGAAAAATGGATGAAGGTATCTGGCACCGATGAGCGTAAGCTGACCGGTAACACCACCGACTTTTACGTTGACGGTGTGCCTAAAAAAGCAAAAGACTATGCCGCTTTTGTGGCAGAGTACTTTATGGAGCCGTGGTTTAGCTTGACAAGCAATCCCGCTACATTTCCTACCCTCAAATGGCAAGAGCAACGTAAGCTGCTTGTAGACCTTGTAGGCGACATTGATAACAATGCTGTGATTGCTGAAAAGCCTGAGCTAGAGCCAATCCTTGCAGATGTTGAAAAGTACGGCGTTGATGACCTTAGAGCAAAGCTCCTGAAGGAGAAAAAAGGCTATGACAAGGTTGTTAAGGATATGCCCATCCGCATTGATGAGCGCCGCAAAACATTGAGTGGCTTGGACGATGTTGAGGAACTGCGAAAAAAAGCTGAGTTGACTTTGGTCAAATACAGTGAACCTTTGGAACAATTGCAAGCAAATCGTGCTGCGATTGTTAGCGGTAGCCGAAAAGCGCAGATTGAAGAGCAGATTGCTACTATTAAAGCCAAAATGGATGCCGCTAAAGCTATTTACAGAGAAACTGTGGCTAAGGTAGAAACCCCATTTATCAAAAAGGCTGACGAGATTATGGCATCAGCAAAGGCCAATGCCGAAAAGGTTACTCTATTGCGCCGTCAGATGTTGGCAGAGGAAAAGAGCATTAGCGATATTAAAGAGCGCCTTGGTAAACTGGGAGAAACCTGGGAAAGCGTAGACCAAGAGGTTTTTGCTGACACCGAGTGCCCCTGCTGTCATCGTCCTTACACTCCTGATATGCTGCAGCCTATGCTTGAGCAATTTAACCAAAGCAAAAGCAGCCGCTTGGAAGAGCTTAATAAACAGGGCAGTACTCTGAGTGCAGAGCTCAAAGAGAGGGAAACTAGTAAGGCTAATTTGTTGGCAGAGATTAACCAGCTTGCCGCCTACGAGCACGATGAGCTTCCGAAGCTTTTAGCGGAAAACAAAAAACTCAAAGAGCAAGCTTTGGTAAAAGTACCCGATATGGAGGCCTTTGTTAATCCCGAAACTCAGGAAGCTTTTTGGATGCTGCGTGAATCTTTGCAGTGTCGAGAGCACGAGCTTGAAGAAGCACGCCTTGATGTAACCATTCAGCTGCAAAACATTGATAAGAAAATTGAAGAAGCACGTAAACCAGTTGATGAAGCAAATAAAGTATTGGCTCGTCTTAAATTGGACGAAGAAACCAATGAGGTTATTGCTCAGCTGCAGGCAGAGAAAAAGAATGCAATGCTTTTGGTGGGCGAGGTTGAGTTAAGGCTTAGCTTGCTAGAAAAGTTTGTAGTAACAAAAATGAATATGCTTAGCGAGCGCATCAACGGTTTGTTTGACGAGGTCGACTTTAAGCTTTTTGAAACAAATATCAGCAACGAAGGCATCAAGGAAACCTGTGAACTGACTATGCATGGCGTGCCTTACCGTCAGCTGAGTAATGCTGAAAAGTGCAGAGCTGGTATGGAGGTTGTAAGGGCAATCTCTCAAAAAATCAATATCTGTAATCCTGTGTTTATCGACAATCGCGAAAGCGTTACCAGCATTGGCAAGGTGCCTGGTCAAATTATCAATCTTTATGTAAACCCCGAGGATAGAAAGCTGAGGGTTGAACATGAGTGAGGATGTTATGGTTTTGATTGGCTTTGGAGTTGCATTACTGGTAGCGGTGGTTATTTTTATGAGATGCTGCAAGGCTGATGGTTATTTTGTAATCCCAAAGCCAAGCAGCCGTCCGCTGAATCTGCCGATTGGCACAAAGGTGTATGTAACATACGGTGACCAGATTATGGAAGGCGTTATTGTAGACATTGGAGATTTTAAATATGTTGTAGAAATGCACGATACTGGAACTGGTAACAAGATGTGGTATATTACTACCCCTGATGATATATGGGTAAGAAAAGGAGATAATGAAAATGACTGAAGAAAAATCTGTACAAAACTCTGAAAACTATGAATTGAGTATTTTTAATGTTAAAGGCTTGGGTGCAATGATGCGTTTGGCAAAGGAGTTAGCACCATCCGAAATGTTGCCGGATGCATTTAAAAACAAACCAGCAAACGTTCTGATTGCGCTTAATATGGCACAACGTATGGACGCAGATCCGTTCGCTGTTATGCAAAGCATTTATATCGTCTATGGCAAACCTGCTTTTTCCGCAAATTATTTGATTGGTTGCTTTAACGGTTGTGGTCGCTTTTCTTGTATCAAGTATAGTTTCTTTGGTCAGCCTGGCACTATGTCTTATGGCTGCCGCGCATATGCAACTGAGCTGCGCACTGGCGAAAAGGTTGTTGGCCCGGATGTTACTTTAGAAATGGCTAAAAAAGAAGGTTGGTTGGATAAAAAAGGCAGCAAATGGCAGACCATGCCTCAGCTGATGCTCCAGTATCGCGCAGCTACATTTTTGATTCGTACTACTGCTCCAGAACTTGCTTTAGGTATGAGAACATCCGAGGAAATTAACGATGAGGTTATTACCATTAATGCTGAAACATCCTTTGCGCAGAAGCAGGAAGCGCTGAAACAGGAAATGCAGGCGCTTTCTGAAAAAGCTCAGGTTGTTGACGTACCTGTTCAAGCTGAATCTGTTGCTCCTGTAACCGCCACTGCCCAAGCGGCTGCAGCAATGGTAGAGGATAAACAAGAGGTTAAAACCTCTCGTCCGTCCTGGATGCGTTAATGATTGATGTAAAGGTTATTGCTTCCAGCAGCAACGGTAACTGCTATCTCTTAAAAAGCGGTGGTCATCAGTTGCTGTTGGAGGCAGGCCTCCCTATAAAACGCATTAAAGAGTCCGTTGGTTATTTTTTGGGCAAGCTTGATGGCTGTCTTATAAGCCATGAGCACGATGACCACGCTCACGCAGTTAAGGATTTAGTAGACGCTGGCGTAGATGTTTATCTGAGCCAAGGAACTGCTATAGCTCTAGGCAACCGCTCTGTAGGTACAACAATTATTTCTGCTGCTAAGCCAGTAAGAATTGGTGGGCACTGGACAGTTAGACCGCTTTTAATGTATCACGATGCAGCTGAGCCATTAGGATTTTTAATCTACGATCACGATGATATCCTGCTCTTTGCGACCGATACCTACGCTTTGCCGTATCGTTTCGATATGGTGTGCCAACTGATGATTGAGTGTAATTATCTTCCTAGCAAGCTAGACGAAATGCTTGAAAATGGCTCTATCAGCTTTAAACAGGCTAATAGACTGTTGCATAGCCATATGAGCTTGGACAGTGTACTAAGTTGGCTGAAGCAGAATAAAGAAGCGTTAAAGTACTGTAGAAAAATCTATCTGCTGCACGGCAGCCAGAAGAATGGCGACCCTAAGGTTTTTAAGGAGGCTGTCCAAAAGGCTACTGGAAAGGTGGTGGAAGTATGCGAGCCGTAAGGAAAAAGCAGTATATCCGTTATGTGGAACTGCTGAAAAGAAAATCCTATATTCATTTTTACCGTGAACTAGAAAGATTTTTAGAAAAATCTATTAAAAACAATACAGTTAAAAAGGAGCTGATTGAAAATGACTGTACTGCAACACGAGAAGTTCAACCGAGAATCAGAAGAGTATCTGGAGCAAGAAGAACATGCCGAAATGGTTGGCGAGGCAGATAAACCTGTAACGACTAACGTTGATCCTACTTATCGCGACCAAAACGCAGAGGGACTGAACAAATTTGATGATGTTGATAGCTTTAAATATCAAATCGTCAACAAGACCTGGACACCGTTCGCACGAGCACTCTGGAAGCAGTTTAGAGAGCTGCACGAGTGCAACCCCAGCACCATTCTTTTTGTAAGAATTGCTGAGGGCAAAAGCAAGTATCGTGGTAAGCCGCGCTTTATGGAAACGGCTACCATCAGTGCACGTTGGCAGGAGCTGTTGGAGCAGATTACTGAGCAAACCTACACACACGTAATTACTATCTATCAGGGCAATGTAGAAAAGTTTGAGCAGACCAATAATCAGATGCTTGTACATCTTTACAATGCAATGCGCCAAATCCGTCAGGACGGCACGCTGAGAGATTATGACATCAGAGCCTTTGGCGAGGTTTATGCCAACCTTAAGGCTGGATGGGATAAGGACGGCAGCTGTATCCCGAACCTGATTGATACCGGTAACTGGCTGGGTATGCATCAGCAGCAGGGTCAGCTCTTTGGTGAGGACCGCTCTGGAGAAAATGCCCAGGCTAAGGATTTTTAGGAGAGTTTAGGAGGTTTTTATTATGTATAAACATTACTTGGTTCCGAAAATTGCAGAAAAATTTGGTATGAAAGAAGGAGTTTTAGCTGCTTTCTTTCACAATTGGCTTATAGTAGAAAAAGATAGCAACAAATCTGTGTTCTACGAAAATGGTGACTATTGGCGTCTTACTCCTCTGAGAGAATTGTGCGAGCTTATGCCGTATATGACTAGATATGAAATTTCTACGGCGTTAAACCGCCTTGTGCGCAAGGGAGTGTTGCTGAAAAGCCAAAACCATGTAGATTGTTATGCCCTTAGCGATAAAGGGAAAGAGTTGCTGAAAGACTACGAACGCTAAAAGAACTGGAGGCAGCCAAGATGGCGAAACATAGTTTTGAATATTCGCTGGCAGTTAAATATGGAGTTCCTGAAGCGTTACTTCTCAACTATTTTCGCTATTGGGTTTGCCGAAATGAAGAAAAGCAAGACGCTGAAAAATTCCATGAGGGTCGATACTGGGTATACGATAGCACTCGTGAACTGACAAGAAAACACGAATATTGGGACCGTAAGGTTTGGTTGAGGGCTCTAGACCATCTTGTAAATGAAGGAATGCTGCTTAAAGGCAACTTCAATAAATTAAAATGGGATAGAACGTGTTGGTATACGCTGAGCGATAAAGCATTTCAAGAAATCGAAGAGGCCGAAGGTGGTTCCAAAAGAACCACGGTGGTTCCAAAAGAACCAGGGGTGGTTCCAAAAGAACCAGGGGTGGTTCCAAAAGAACCAACAATACCTATTCAATCTACCTATTCTAATCTACCTAATATAGATGATGATAATATAAAGCAAACCCAAAAGAAGAAAAAGGTTAACCAAAAAGCAGCACTGTCTTTTGAGAATCCAATTCATTCAAAAGCAGTTGATGATTGGGAAAAATATATGGGAATACCTCTTACTTCTGGCTTAGCTGAACAGATTATAGGTTTAGTAGATGAGGTTGGTGGAGAAATATTCTTGGAAGCTCTTAAGGTGGCTTCGGCCAATAACGTAAGGCGCCTTAAATACGTTGAAGCGGTTGCTGTAAATATGCTGCGAGGTGATGACTATGGAAGCAATCAGAGAAGTAATCAATCAGGCGAGAAGCCTGCAGGTAAAAAGCCTGGAAGAAAAAAAGCAATCAAAGGTGATTCAGTTCCCAAGCTCGGAGATTATATCTGACGACATGGCTCAAAAGCAGGCTGACGCGTATAACAAACAAATTGGCGACCTTGCTGGATATGATTGCCAGAAATGCCATAACAAAGGCTATATTGCAGTAGTCGAGGATGGCGATATGAGGATTGCGCCATGCAGCTGCTTAAAGGTTAGGCGTTGCATTAGGCTCTTTAATGAGAGCGGAATTAATCCTGAGTACGATCTGAAAAATTATAAAGCTGTTGAGCCTTGGCAAAAGGATTTATTGGATGCGGCTCATAGGTTTTTAGAAAACCCTACGAACTGGGTGTATATGGGCGGGCAGGTTGGCTGCGGCAAAAGCCATATCTGTACAGGTATTGTAAGAGAGCTGCTTCGAAGAGGGATACCGGCACGCTATATGCTTTGGCGTGACGAGGCAGTAAAGCTTAAGGCCTGCGTAAATGATACAGAGCAGTATTTGGCTATGATGGAGCCGCTAAAAAATGTTGATGTGCTTTATATTGATGACTTTTTTAAAGCAGGTTCTGTTCCTACGAATGCTGATATTAACCTGGCATTTGAAATCATCAATGCACGCTACAACAAAAAGCTTGTTACGCTCATCAGCTCTGAATACTTCATTGATGAGCTGAGCAATCAGGTTGATGAGGCTGTTGGTAGCCGTATTTTTGAGAGGGCGAGAGGTTTTATAAAGAATATAGCCAGAGTGCCCGAAAGAAATTATAGGCTTAAGGATATAGCTAGAATATAGACCCACCGCATGGCCTGCCGCCTCCTTTTTCCGCATAGACAAAAGGCAGGCCCGTGCATTATATATAAGCCCTGGGTGTGGCGCCCGGGAAAATTGAAGAAGTATAATTTCGGGGGAGCAAGTAGCGCAGCTCTCCCGAAAGGTGGGTAAATAGGCGCATTTGAAAGAAGGTTGAGACAATGAGTAAGAAAAGACAGTTCCAGCGCCAACAAAAGGTGAGGGATAAGTTTAAAAAGGCGGCACCTAACGAAGCTGTTTGGCTGAGTAAACGAGATTTGGATGTAATCCAAAAGAAAATGATTAATGAAATTGGCGTGGATGCCATTGCCAAAGTTATGTTGGCAGCTGCTTGCGTGATTACCAATCACTGGGGCGCTATGAATAAAAAAGAAACTAGGCTTGAGGTGTTTTGTGAAAAATACCAAATGTACCTGGAACACATCAACAATCCTACACCTGAAATGCAGGCTGTTGAAAAAATGCTGGATGAGCAGGCTGGCATGAGATTTATTAGAGATGAGGAGGATTTAGACCATGATGAAAATTAAAGCTACTACTCCGTGGTATAAGTTTATTAACGCCTATCCTGATGAACAGCAGGATAAGCTGATGGAAGAGGTTTTGAAGGTTATGGACGCTTGGAAGACGCTGAACCGGGAATACGATTACGAAAATCTTAAATGTTTGCTAATGGAGCTATTGGACGTTAAGGCTTGCGTTAATACCGCTATTGCTCAGCTTGAGCTGAGTGTTGAAAAAGAAAACCTGAAACAATCTGCTTTATTGGCTCAAATCTCTTCTACTGCAACTATGGCTGAAAGCTTGCAAAGACTGAGAGAGATTAACAGTAAACAAATCATCTTTGAATGCTGCCTGCGTGATGCTAAGGATGCTGTTATTGAGAAGAACCTTCGCCGTGGCTACTACTTGGAGGATGAAAAATAATGTGTATTGATGATATTGTCGAGGAAGATGAAGCGCTTTGGAGGTTAGAGGACAAGGTTAAGGTGGATTGTTATGATCATATGCTTATAACTAGAGAACTGCCAACACCTATGCCTATAAAAGCTACTGATGGCGCAAAGCGGGCCATCCCGGGAAAATATTTTAGATATGAAACTGTTTTGGTGCCAATACACTACGGTGTTCTAGACAATGCGCATGAGGATATTATGGAATGGCACGAGCATCAAATTAACGCACGCTACGCTCACAAAAGTTATCTAGAGCACATCAAAAAGGGCGGTGCTCTTTACAAATAATTGCCTAGAATCGTAACCAATCGATACTTAAAAACGAAAAAAGGGGGAGTGCGCTGAGTACTCCCCCTAACCCATAGGAGATGATGAAATGGTTGATTGTTTTAGATGTTATAGACTCCAGCGTATGGGCAACAAGGTATATTGTCCGTTCATTGATTTGCCAGAGTGCCACAGAGGCAAGCACGCCTTTGTTCATCCGAAGCCGGAAGATGTGAACAGAGCGCAGAAACCAAATAAAAAGGTACTTCAGTTTAGCTCATCAGCCAAGATTGGAGCAGGATATAAACATAGAAAATTCATTATCGATGCTGTAATACAGGGTGCAACATATGCTGACATTGCAGAGGAACTACACATTACAGAATGCGCAGTTGAGGGGTTTGTTGTAAGAATGATGGATCGTAATCACATTAGCTGCATTAGTGATTTAGTGAACTGGATTGTAGAGTAGGAGGCGTAGAGAAAATGAAAGAGTATACCGTAAGAGTTATTGAAATTTACAAGGTTTGCGCTGATGATTTGTTTGATGCACGTAAATTCTGCGAGGAAGAGCTGAAAAACAATAAATCCTTACTCAGGGACTTAATCGTAATTGGTGAGGCTGAAGCACCTGGAGAAAAGACGGCTGAATTTGTTGAGGACTTTCGTGCAGAAGAGGTTAAGAACCTTGGAAAGCGTATCGCCCAGCTGCATAGTGAAATCCAAAAGAGGGATAGATTGATTGCAGAGTTAGAACAGGAAATCAAGATAAAAGACGAGATTATTCGTAAGCAAGTAGTGCTTTTGAGCAAAACTCCCTCATCTTTTTGCTGAAAAAGAATAAAAGTCGCTCATTTTTTTGTAAATTGCGAGGTAAAAGAAGTGGAACAAAAGGATTTTTTAGAAAATATAGAGCGCATACAGAGTAAACTTTGCCACAGAGACTTGTACGAAATGTTGGCAGAAGAAGCTGCTGAACTTTCTCAGGCTGCTTTAAAGGTAATCAGGGCGGAAGGAATGAGTGGCAGCGTTACTCCGATTACTGCGGAAGAAGCACACGCAAACCTTAATGAAGAAGTTGTTGATGTTTTGGTTGTACTGGCGGCGTTAAACGTAGAAATATTTAATGCAAAGCTTGCAGAAGAAAAGGTGCAACGCTGGGCGGATAGACTGAGATTCTGAACTGTTGCAAAAATGGAAACAGTTGGAGGTGATAAGGTGGACATACAAAAACGTATCGAGAAAATGCTAAAAAAGACAGAGCCAATACTACAAGCTGGCAGAAAAGATAAGCCTGAACAATTAAAACCCTGCCCGTTCTGCGGCGCAGATAAGGAAAACGGAGTACATATTGACGTAGTAGTGAGTTTTGATGAACTAGAGGATGATACACATTATGGCGTGATTTGCGAAAACTGCGGAGCTAGAATTGGCTATTTTAAAATCCTAGAAGAAGCTGTTGAAGCTTGGAACAGGAGGTAAGCGATGTATAAATATATCAATTGGATTATATTTGCTTTTGTAGTGGCCCAAATGTCGTTATCCGCCAAACATAATGAGGTTTGCTGGACGATCGTGTGGGGCGTTATGACACTCGGAGTATGGATGGGGATGTTGGCGAAATTGTTAAAAGGTTAGGAGTAATAACAAATGATTAAATGCGAAAAGTGCGGCAGGGGGATGCCATATATCAACATCAATGAGTTTCTTAAAGATGATTCTGACGCAGATATTGAGAGACCATATGCTAAATGTGCAGCAAATGCTATTGTCATTGAAACAGACCATACATGGACAGGCTATGATTTAAGCGAAGAAGAACAGATTGAGACTATTAAATGTCCTTTTTGCCATAAATTCCCTTTTGAAGCAGAAACAATTTTTGTGAAAAAATTTGTTGAAATTACTTGCATCAAAAGGAGTGAATAGGAGTGATAACAATGGATATTAAACAAATCGACAAAGAATATTTTATTGGTTTTGTCCTGGAAAAATTTGACGAGCTGGCAGAGCTTTTTGAGAAAAAGAATGCTCAGTATGGCGAGCATGACCCACTTGCTAACTTCCGCACCGGTGCCAAAATGCACGGCGAAGCTGATTATGCTGCTATGTTTGAGGAAGCAAAAGCATATTGCAGAAAGCACATTGCTCAGGTTTATGGCGAAGGGCAAACAATCGACACTCCCAAGGTTGAAGAATCCTTGCAAGATATTGCTGTTTATAGCGTGATTATGCTTTATATGCATTGGGCAAAGCACGAATGTGTTGATTTGGCAGAAGAGTTAAAAGCGGAAAGGGGAGAGTGATAGATGCCACAGAAACAGAATCCTGAAACAGTTATTCAAAATCAAATTCGTGACCTTTTACGCATGGATGGTTGGTTCGTTATCCGTCATCAGCAGGGAATGGGTTGCCATAAGGGACTTTCTGATCTTACTGCCATTAAAGAAGGTAGAACTATCTACATTGAAGTTAAAACTAAGTATGGCAAGCAATCAGATCGGCAGGTTAAATTTCAGCACGATATTGAAACTCATGGCGGAACATATATCTTGGCAAGATGCATCGAGGATGTTGAGCCATATTTAACAAGTATAAAAAAATTATTCTAATAAAAACAAGGTTAACAGTTTGAGAACAAATTTATTATAATAATTTTGTGGAAAGGGGGCGCTGATAATGCGTAAAGAAACAAGACAATATATATGTGCTGAACTTTTAAATTATCAGCGCTCTCGTAATGAGATTGGCAGAATTTGCTGTAAGCTTGATGATCTAACTCTTTTTCCAGCTTACAACAAAGACTACACTGCCGAGCAAAAGATGTATTTGCAAGACCGCCTTTATATGCTCAGAAAAATAACAGATGCTATCTCAGCTGCTGATCAGGATATGGACGAGCAGGAGAGAGTTGTTTTGAGAATGAAATTTTGGGCACCAAAGCCTAGACTGACGGACGCAGAAATTGCAAGAAGGCTTAACATCAGTACAAGAACCTTATACCGCCACATTGCAAATATCTGCAAAAGGGTAGGGCGGTATTTGGGAACGGATATTTAAAAAGTGTTACAAAAGTTACAGAACAAGGGCGGATTTTAGCAAAAAACGATGAAAAAGCTTAACATTTATTACCAAAAATGATATAATGCATACACTAAAGGGAGTCAGCGTGAAAAGCAGTGCGTTTACTCCTTTTTGTGTATATGGGAAAATATCTTAATATAAATAAAGCATAGGAGGTGTAGAAATATGTATGATGCTTTAACTGTAGCTAGATATGTTATCAACAAATGTTTCGAAGAAGGCAAGCCCGTTACTAATTTGAGATTGCAAAAACTTCTATATTTTATTCAATTAGAATCTTACAAGAAAAATAATATGCCATTGTTTGGGGATGATTTGTACGCTTGGCAATTTGGACCAGTTGTTCCAGATGTTTATTATGAATATAATATGTATGGCGGTAGTCCTATATTGTTGAGATATAGTGACGTATCAGTAGGGGTTTTAGATAGCTTTTTAATTGACAATGTTATAAACAAAAAAAAGTGTACCCCAATTTGGAAATTGGTTGACGAAACTCATGAAGATGGAGGGCCTTGGGAAAAAACTTGGTCATCATGTGGGGGACGTGGCGTGATAAGTAAAGAACTCGTTCAACTGGAGGCTCAAAAAGAAAGAAAATATGCTCGATAATAACAAACAAGAAGAATTGAATAATCTGTTAAAAGAATTAAACTCATCAGCACTTAACAATGATCAGATTACTGGCGTATGGAACAAACTAAAAAGCATTTATGATGGTGATTTCAGACATTCCTATTCTCAAATATTTGCTGCATTAGTGAATGACGTTAGAAAAGTTGGTGGAGGACAGTTTGAATTTTTGACACTTAATTTAGAAGAGATTAGTAAACATGTTCATTCGGAGAACTTAGAAAACGATGACAAGAAGTTCATCGAGAAGTTTGAAAAATTGCACGATCATGTTATGTTGGACACGACTAGATTGGGATATTTTGATAATATAGAGAGCCGTTATTCTGATGTGAGAAATAAATTAATTTCGACAAAAACAGAACTTCAGAATCTTGTAGATAAGAGCACCGGTGAGTTTGATTCAAAATCTAAGGCACTAGAGGAAAGCGTAGAGGAACAAGTAAACAAATCTTTGAATAGCGCAAAAATACAAATAGATTCTCTAAGAACAGAATCCATAACGGTATTAAGCATATTGTCTGCTGTAATACTTAGCGGGGTAGGTGGATTTGCTGCTATTAGTAGCATTTTTAACAACATACATCAAATTACAATGTATGTTTTCTTTGCTTGTGCAGGCTTTTTGGGGATGATTTTGTTCAATGTTATTTTTATGTTAATTTACATGATAGCGAGATTAACTGGCAGGAGTATTTATACTGTTTGTGACGAAGATTGTGCATACAAAGAATTTAGTGAAAGAAAATGCTACAACGGTCCTTGTAGTGCTATAAGTAGAATCAGAAAAAGAATTCCATATGTGTTTTGGTTTAACATAATTAGTGGAGTTGTTATACTATCTAGCTTGTGCATTGAATATCTTGTTATGAAATATCAAATTGCAGATTGGTTATTGATTTTGTTGGCATATATGTTTGTAAGTTTATCTGTATATTACGGCATTAAAAACAGTAAAATCTAATTCATATATGCAAATTCAATTAGGCGAATAACTAAAAAAGGCAGTACCCGAAAAATTCTCGGATGCTGCCTTTTCTTATTTTTGTTCATTTTGTAAATCCTCTAACAAGTCTAAAAGTTTTGTGAATTGGCGCCAGCCAGTCGCCATAAGGGCGAGCCAAGCGCAGCACCAAAACACAAATTCAGCGTGGATCAATAAAAGCTTTAACGTCATTTCCTATACCCTCCTTAGTACACTTTTAAAAGCGCTTGCTGATATTCTTTGGTAAAAAGGGGTTTGCGGTTCGCAATCCATTTGTACCCAATAGGGGCGGTAGTGGCTCCGGTTAGTACTCGCCAGCCGTTGGGCATTTCGGTATAAATCTTGGTAGTTTTCAACAGGTTAGAATATTTTTTCATTTTCTGCGTCCTCCTTATTAGCTTGCTCTATGTTTCCGGGCTTCGGACCGGCTTCGGCAGCTTTACGGCCCCGATGGGGCCGCCGTCAGCGTTTGAAAGAGTGGCTTTCTCCGTTATAACCAAGTTCGATGTAACCAGAGCCATCAGCCCACCATACACTAGGAAGGTGGTTGGATTTTTCGAACGGATCAAGAACAGGAGTCTGAACCTCAAAGTCGCCAATGTAGAAAACAAAATCGCCATCAGCCATATAAGAGCCATCCCATTGAATGGAGCGAATCGCTTGCAAAAAGTGGTTACATTCTTGAGTGCTGGCATTCCATGCGTTGTTAAGTTTTTCGTAAATATCGTGTTGGTTAAGTTTCATTGTTTATTGCTCCCTTCTAAGCCATTTGATAATGATTGTAAATACAAGACTTGCAAGCCCTGCACCGTACAGAACTGCTTGCCAGTTTTCGGTTCCGATGTTGTAACCTTGAACAACTGCAAAGATTAACAGAAATATAATTGACTTCATAGTGTTTGCCGTGGTACAATCCAAGGGAGGCGGGGGACTTACGTCCCCTTTCTCCTGCCCCTTGCTTAACGTTTTCGGTTGCTACGCTTACGACGTTTTGCAGGGGCTTTTCTTATTTTGTCCTTAGCGTAGTCTATAAGCTCTTTAATCGCATTTACGATTTCGATAATACTGACTATCGCCTGAAGGATTTCTAGGAAGCCCAACGGCTTCGACCTCCTTTCTGAAGGTTGTTTTCTCTTACCTTCTGATACTATTATACCGTAAAAGCGGTATAAAGTCAAGTAAATTAGTTATTAAAAGCGTGATTTTTTAACAAAAATACTTGAAAATATACCTTTTTTACAGTATAATAAAGACGGGGAAAGGAGGCGCAAACAATGAGCATTAAAAGCAAAACAAAAACACTGCTGACGGTCAGCAGTGTTACACCTAGACAGCTGGCGCCAGCGTTAGGAACAGCAGAACAAACAGCAGTAAATAGAATTAGTATCGGAATTACAAAAATAGAGGATTTAGTAAAGATAGTAGATTTTTGCGGTGCATCTATCGCAATTACCACAAAAGACGGCACAGTCATTCCGTTGACATTAGAGGATTTAGAAGGAGGGAAATAATAAATGCCAGAATTATGTAGATTTTATAACATTATTATAAAAATGATTTACGCTGATAACGGACAGCACAATAAGCCACATTTTCATGTATATTACGCAGAGTATGAAGCGTCCGTGGGCGTCGATGGTGAATTATTAGCTGGTTCTCTTCCTGTCAAACAGCTTCGAATCGTACAAGCTTGGGCGGCAATCCATGAAGAGGAATTATATAAAGCTTGGATACATGCCGTCAGGAAAGAACCTTTTGAAAAGATTGCACCGCTACAATAAAAGGGGGTTTTTGTATGTATATCATTAATGGCATCGCTTACGCTGGAGAGCGCAAACAGAGGTTATTTGTAACTGGAGTCCGACCGCTTGAAGATTGGAAGCTGTGGCTGCGTTTCAATACTGGCGAGGCTAAAATATACGATGTAAAGCAGCTTTTTAAGTATTCTGTTTATGCACCCTTAAAGGATGTAAACACATTCAAAAGCGTGTATATAGATTATGGTTGTGTTGTATGGAATGACGGGGCTATAGATATAGCAACTGAAGAACTTTATGAAAGCAGTATTTCTGCAACAGATAAGCAAACAGCATAACAACATAGTAAACCACACAGCCAGAGGCATAACGCTTCTGGCTTTTCTTTTTGTCCTGGCATTTTGTCCAGGACTTTTTTATTTACTGAAAAGATGGCAGAAAGTTGGCACAATCGGGGGTTAAATGCTCTATTATACACGGCTAGAGTGGGGGAAAATATATATAGGCGTTATGAGCTAGAGCAGGAGGGTATGAGAGCGCCCGCAGTCAACCTGCTTTCGCTTGTGCAGAGCGCCGTATTGCTTGCAAAGGTTTCCATCCAACTGCTGAGGGGTGGCGCCTACCTTGGTGGTTGGGTTGGAGAACCAACCGACTAAACGGGTTGCACTCGGTTAACTCGGTCGCTGAGTCGGTTAGGCTCGGTTGAGTGGCGGGTCCTTCTGGGGTACCCAGCCCTAAACGATGGTCGGGCACACCGCGAGCACTCTAATGTAAAAATTTTGGGAAATCACTTATTAAATACACCGTCAGAGGGGCAGAGAGGGGGTTGTAATGATTTGAAAAAAGAATCAAAGGGAAACGCTTTAACCAACAAAGAAAAACGCTCAGAAATCGAATTTGAAGGCGAAAGCAATCCGCAAGCACAACCTTTATCTGCTACTAAAAAGAACAAATGGCTGCAGATTACTGATGACGGCAAAATTCTTCTCAGCACCTCTAAACTAGCTGAAATTATGGCTGTTTCTGTTGTTACTGTGCACTCTTGGGATAGGCAGGGTTGCCCAAAAGAGAAGCGCGGTTGGTGGGATTTAAAAGAGGTACTTATTTGGAGAGGCCGTGCCGTTGGTATTCAAGGTGGCGCAGACGCTCAGGCAGATAAGCTGTCCGCTGATATACGTCTGAAGAATGCTAGAGCTACACTAGCTGAGCAAGAGCTGCTTGTTAAGAGCGGTGAGCTCATCAGTATGGTGCTTGTTGAGGAGAGGTTAACAGAGCTATTTGGCAATCTGAAAACATCCATAATGGGTATTGCAGATAATGTTATGACGGAGCTATATAGCCAATATCCGGAACTAGCTCCACAGGTAAGGAGGCTTATAGATGGCTACATCAGAAAAGCACTCAGACAAATCGCTGATAACGGCGGAGTGCTCCGAGCAGGATGTCCTGCTAAAAAAGCAGTTGGACGCCCTAGAAAAACTGCTAAAAAGAGCCTTCCTAAACCTTAAGCCTGAAGCACCTTTAACTGTTTCTCAATGGGCAGCAAAGTACCGCTATATGAGTAGCGAGGAAACTTCCCGACCTGGTCCGTGGCGCAATGAAATTGTGCCCTACTTGGTGGATATTATGGATGCTTTAAACAGAGATGGCGTAGAGAAAATAACGTTCCTAAAGCCTACTCAGGTAGGTGGAACGGAGTGTGGCATCAACATTTTAGGCTACATTATGGCTCAGCAACCTGGGCGTATCCTTTACGTTCTGCCTGATGATGATTCACTTAAAGAGTTCTCTGCTGATCGCTTCCAAAAGGTTCTCAGAGGCAACGAATGTTTTGACGAATGTTATCAGGACAGTGATAGTAAGAACACTATGCTTCGTTTTAGTGGCGGCTTCTGCAAATTTGGCTCAGCCAACAGCCCTACGGACCTTGCATCGTGGTCTGTGCCTACAGTCGTAATGGACGAGATAGACAAGTACAAGAAGAAGTCGGGCAACGAGGCAAGTCCTCTTAAACTGGCAGAGGAACGTACTAAGAACTGGCCTGGCAAGCGGAAAATGTTCTTCTGGAGCACTCCAACGCTAAAAACAGGGCATATCTACCAGCTTTATGAGCAGGCAGACGTGCGCTATGAGTTTCAAGTGCCTTGCCCATTTTGTGGAAAAGAGCAGTCATTGAAGTGGAAGCAGGTCAAATTCGATGATCAGCAGTCGCCCACATATGTAGAAAATCACACTTACTATGAATGTGAGTACTGCAAAGAGCACATCACAGACCGGTATAAACCCGATATGCTGCAAAAGGGACATTGGGAACCACTTAACGAGTGTGATGGAGAGCCTAGAAGTATTGCTTTTGGCTTAAATTCTCTTTATTCGCCTTGGGTGGCCTTTGGTCAGATGGCAGCAGAGTTCCTGCGCTCTAAGGATGACCCTTTAATGTTGATGAACTTTGTTAACTCTTGGCTAGGTGAGCCTTGGGAGAGTAAATCGGCTGTTATGGAAGCTGATTTTGTTCTGAAGCACAAGACTGACTGTCCTATGTTTATCGTTCCTGAGTGGTGCCAGCTGCTTACAGGTGGTGTGGACGTCCAAAAAGGTCATATGTATTGGGAGATTACTGCTTGGGGCCCTGGTGTTACTGGTCAGGTGCTGGGGTATGGCAGAGTGCTTGATTGGAAAGGCCTTGAAGAGATTATGGATACTATGTGGCCGGGCGAGGATGGTGTCAGTCAGTATCAAGTAACGGCTTACGGAATTGACACTGGCTATCGGAAAGAAGAAGTCTACGATTACTGTTGGAAACATCAGGGTATGGCCATTCCTGTAAAAGGCTCCTCCACTCCGATGGCAGCTTATTTAAGGGCCAGCAATATAGAGCCTAAGATGCCAGGCAGAACTCCATTGCAGTTATGGTTGGTGAATACAAACCAATATAAAAATGAGATTGCTCAAAGGCTAGGAATGCCTATCGGAAGGGGTAGTTGGATGCTTAACGCAGATTGCTCCCTTGAGTTTGCGGAGCACATTACTAGTGAGCATCGCATTTTGGATGAAAAGAAAAATATTGAGCGCTGGGTTAAGAAAACAAGCGCAAAGCAGAATCACTGGTGGGACTGCTGTGTATATAGTTATGCAATAGCAGATCTTCTTAATATGCGTAGCATTCCAGAGATTGTTGACATACCCAAGGAAGTTATTCCTGGAGATGGTGGTAACGGTATGGAAATACCTGAACCTAGTTTTAACATTTAGGAGGTAGAGATGAGCACTACAGAAGATGCACAACGCCGTTTGGCAGAGGTTGATGCTGCCATTAGCCGCATTATGCGCACAGGCCAGATGGTGCAGACCGTCAATGGCAAGGTGCAGCAGGCTAACCTTGCAGAGTTAAGGCGAGAACGTGCGGCATTGGAACAAGAGCTTGCAAATGCTCAAAGTTCTAGCAATGAGATGGAGAGCTTTGGTAGCAAAGTATTTTTCTATGGAAGGAGCTAGTCAAATGGGTACAAATCAGAGAAATCCTACTTTTGCCGAGAAGCTGGGCAGAAGTATTGATACTGTAATAGGTATTTTTGACCCTGATAAGGCAGCCAAGCGTAGTATGGCACGTATGCAGCTACGTTCTGTAGGAGCATATGAGGATGTTCCTGCATGGCGTAACAATGCTGACTGGGTTCCTATGTACGGCACTGGTGAGTTTTTAAACGCACCAAGCAGGGATAAGGCAAGGGCAAAAGCACGCCATCTTGAGCGTAATTCTGAGCTCGTCAACAGTATTTTGAATGCCTTTACTCGTAATGTTGTTGGTAAGGGATTCAACCTACAGGTCAGAACAGAGAACCAAGACTGGAACAATACCGTAGAACAGTATTGGGCCGAATGGAGCAGACCGGGAAACTGTGATGTTACTGGCAGATTAAGTTTGAATGAGATTTTGCGAATGATTATTAAGCGCAAAATTGTGGATGGTGGCATTTTGTTGCTGAAAACCTACGAAGAGGATAAATCAGGTATCTATTACCGCCTGCAGCTGGTTGAGGTTGATAGTCTTAAAAGCCCAGGAACAATTGAGAGTGCTACAGGTAATCCTATTGTCAATGGCATCGAGGTTAACTCTTACGGCAGGCCCCTTAAATACTACATTGAAAAGCAGTCCGCAGACCTTAGGTTTAGCTCCGAGATTGAATGTGTGGATGCCGATAGGGTGATTTATCTTGCAGAACTTAACAGGCCTACTGAGATTAGGGAAATGACTCCGTTAGCACGTGTCCTTAATGATGTTAAGGATGTAGAGGATTTTTTTGAAGCAGTAGGTTTCAAGCAAAAAATCAATGCTGCTCTTGCAGTGTTTATTACTTCGGATAAAGATGTAACTCCTACAGTAGGCAGGAGCATTGTTAGGCAAAACAACGATGGACAACAAAAGATTGGTAAGCGCATTGACTCTGGTTCTATTACAGAGTTGCCGCCAGGTAAGGATGTAAAGACCCTTGTGCCTTCTGGTCAATCCAGTGAACTTGCTGATTTCAATCTTGCAGTCAATCGCCGTATAGGTGCAGGCCATGGCCTGTCATACGAGATGATGAGCAGGGATGTCAGCCAGGTTAACTACTCCAGTGCCAGACAGAATATGCTGGAGGACTGGAAAACCTTTGAGATGGAACAAAACTACTTGATTGAACATTTCCTTGACTTTGTTTTTGAGGATGTTATTGTAGCAGCTTATCTTGCAGGAAGACTTCCAGGTGCACCAAAGGACTTTATGCAGAACCGTCCCAAATATTTAAAGCACGAATTTTTGGGACAAGGTTTGCCGTGGATAGATCCTCTAAAAGAGGCTCAGGCAAATCAAGTAATGCTTGCAACCGGTCAAACAACTCTGAAAGATATTTACGCTAAAAAGGGCAGGGACTGGGAAGCAGAGTATGCACAAATTGCTATTGAAGCAGAAATGGCTAAAGAGCTAGGATTGGTGCGCGAAAGCGTGCCTATCATAGAAGAAAAAACAAAGAAAGGAGAAGAAAAAGATGAGTAATAATCCGAAAAATGCAACCATGCAGCAGCGTAAAGCGGCATTGCGACAACGTAGCGCAAAACTAGAAGGTTTTAATTCCGAGGACAGAACTGTAAATCTATCCTTTGCTAGTGAAGCTCCTGTTCCAGATTATTGGGGCGAACCAGAGATTCTGCGCTGTACTGATGAAGCAATGGATATTAAACGCTTTGCTGATGGTGTTATGCCAATCCTCTATAACCATAAGCGTGATGAGGTTATTGGCAAACCACTCAAATTGTGGACTGAAAACGGCAGAGCTATGGCAACTATTCAATTCGCCAATACTGCTAAGGCGGAAGAAATCATGGGCCTTGTACGTGATGGATTCTTAAATGGTGTATCCGTTGGTTATCGTGTCAACGAATGGCAGGTAATAGAAAAGGGCCAATCCTCTGTTGATGGCATTGCAGGTCCTGCATGGATTGCAACCCGTTGGGAAGTCTTTGAAATCAGTATTGTGACTGTTCCTGCTGACGGTACTGTTGGCGTTGGGCGTTCCTTGCTGTATGGTGACTTACCCGAACCGCAAAAAGAAAATGATAACGAAAGTGAGGAAAGAAAAATGTCTGAACCTAAAAACCCTACTCCCCAAGCTACCCCTGAACCTACCCCAAATCTGGATAATATTCGTGCTGAGGCTCAAAGAGCAGAGCGTGAGCGTTGCTTGCAGATCGCAGGCTTATGCAAAGATTTCCAAATTGACGATGAGCAACGTCAAAAATGGATTGATGATGGCTGTGAAATTACCACCGTTAATCGTGAGCTGCTGGAAATCTTGAATAAACGTAATGCTCCCGTTCCTCGTGTGCAAATGGGCGAATCTGAGGAAGAGAAGCTGCGTGCGGCACGCCGTGATGCTCTTTTAATGCGTAATGGCGTGAATGTAGAGAAACCCGCTCCTGGTGCTTCTGAACTGCGCCATATGAGCGTTCGTGATATGGCGCGTGATATGTTATCTCGTGCAGGTGAAAAGAATGTGTACGCATTGGATGATGGTGCCTTGTATGAGCGTGCACTGACTACTGGCGCACTGCCTACATTGCTGAAAGATGCAACTGATTTTTCCATGAAACAAGGCTTTGAGCGTGCCGCAGGCACTTATGATAAATGGGCCTACATTGGCAGCCTACCAGATTTCCGTGAATCCAATATCGTGGATATTTCTGCAGATGCTGATCCGAAGCTGATTCCTGAAAATGGCGAATTTACTGACGCTTCTATGAAGGAAAGCAAGGAAACTGTACGACTGCAAACCTATGGCCGTTCTTATAGCTATACCCGCCAAGCCTTTATCAATGATGATGTAAGTGTTCTGACCCGTATCCCCGAAGAATTAGCTTACCGTATGGGTGCATACATCAACCATGCAGCTTATGAGGCTTTGACCAAGGCTAAATTCGAGACCGCTAACACTGGTACTGGTGCGGCATTGTCCACCGAATCCCTGGCAGAAGCAATGGCAAAACTCCGTCTTGCTAAAGATTCTTCTAAAAACAATCTGCGTATTATGCCGCGCTTCTTGATTGTGCCTGTGGCCCAATATGTGAAGGCTGCTCAGCTTATCACCTCTGCAGCTGACCCCAACGGCGCACATTCTGGCGTAAACAATCCGTTCCGTGGCGCTTTAGAGGTTATCACTGACCCCGAACTGGATGCTGCTGATGCAGATGCATGGTATATTGCCGGTGCTCCTGCTTATGGCTACGGCGTACAGGTTAACTTCCTGAACGGCAATAGAACTCCTATTTTGGAGTCTAAGCAAAGCTTTGACGTTCTTGGCTGGAAATATCGTATGTATCTCGACTTCGGCGTAAAAGCACTGTCCACTTTGGGCTATGTTAAGAACGCTGGTAAATAAGGAGGAATGAACCATGGCTAAAGAAAATGCTATTTTTCGCCGTAATGGCAAGCGCTTGGATTATGTATGTACTGCTAATGTTGCTCCTGGTGATGTAATCAAGATGACTGGCGGCATCATTGGTGTGGCTGAAGCTGGCGGCGTACAGCATGATGTAATTGCATTAACCACCGAAGGTGTATTCGAATTCGTTACCGATGCTCAAAAGATTGACCAAGGTGCTCCTGTATATCTGAAAGCTGATGGCAAGGTTACTGCTACCAAAGGCTCTGATACCTTTATTGGTGTAGCGTGGACTGCTGCAGTTGCTGGTGCAGGTAATACTGTACTGGTTAAAATCAACTGTGGTGTAGCTGGTGCGTAAAATTTCATAAAACTAAATAGGGGTGGTCTATGTCTGCCCCTATTTTTTATACCTAAAAATAGCGAAAGGAGTGCAAAATGAACACTGAAATTAAGAAATTAATGCAAGATGTTAGTTTTGACGAAACACTCTTTGCTGAAAAAATAACCTATAATGGCGTAGAAATGGCTGCCTTAATTCGTATTGGTGAAAGCGAGCAACAGAATTCTCCGGGATTTATGCGCAAATACAAGTCTGTTGTAGTCCAGAGCGAGGGAACCATCACTGTTAATGCTGATGTGGTTCCAAATCCTCAGCGCGGCGACCTTATCGTGTACGAAGGAAAAAAATACTACGTTGCCGGGATTGCTGATATTGATTCTCCTGGTGGCCAAATCAATCTAAAGGTTACCTCAAATGCTAGGGGGTATCTGAATTTATGATTACCGTAAGCATTAAGGATGCCATAACCCCCTTGATTCAGAGATACCTGGAAAACAATCCTAGAATGATACGCAGCCTGAGCAAGTCTATTGGTTGGTTTGTTCAAAAGAACATCAAGACACTGTCGCAAAGTTCGGCTATTACTTCTAAATGGCGTAGAAGAACGCCTCTTGATATACGCCGTAAACTGGATGCCAAAGCGCCTAAGAATTGGCTGGGACAATTACGCAGAGCCATTGGCTATTCTTACAACAACCAGCGAAATGCTGTTGAAGTTGGCTGGACTAGTGCTACTGCAGCTATGGAAGGCAGGGTGCAGGAGTTTGGTGCTAATCGTAATGTCACTCCTAGACTTAGAGAATTCTTTGCGTCTAGAGGAGTAAGGTTAGGGGAGCACAAGAAAACTATTCGTGTTCCTGCCAGACCTCTGTTCGAACCATCTATGGAAGTTATTCAACCCAATATTAGTGACTTTGTGTCTTATCGTGTAGGCAACTATATGAAAAATGGGGGCTTTACGAAGAATGTAGGCAAGGGAAGAAAGTATGAGGTATTCGGATGATTGATTACTTACAAAACGAAGATTTGTGCTCTATTGGAGCAAAGATTGGCGATCATATTGCTGCTGATGAAGCTATCAAAACCTACTGTCAAAAACATTTTGGCAAGGATTTAACTATTTATGTTGGCCCTCAGGAAGCAATGCTTCCACAGGACACAGAGGTTCCGTTTCTGTTTGTTCACGATTTCCAGAAGAATGAGGGAGCTAGTATCACAAAGGCAATGTACCAATGTATGTTTTCGGTTGGTGTTGTTGTGCCGTATGAACCTGGAAACATTCAAAGCTGCAGTACGCAGACCGATAAAGGTGTAATTGTCTTTGACGGTCAAAAGCTTTGCAGTGAACTTATGAGCTTTGTACAGGATGCATTGTATCAATACAAAGACGGCTACCAACCTCCTACCACTATTGAACAGATGGTTCCAGGCATTACTGGTGATAATCTCGGTTTTTGGGAAGGGTTTATAGCTGCGGTATGGGAGCTGGAAATTCCCATTGGCCAACAAAATCACTTCTAAAGAAAGGATGATGAAAATGTTTGAAATTAATATGCAATTGCATGCAGCTGCTCCTGCTTGTCCGTGGGGCGTAGGCTCCAAAACTAGCACCTTGGTGGCTTTTGAAACTGCTTATGGCACTTTGCCTAGTGATGCAGGTACTAAGTCCATCCTGTTGCCTTTTAACACTAACAATGTAGTGAGCTCTCAGAACAGCACCGCTCCGAATACTATTCGTGGCAACCGTTCTCCTGTTGAGCCTATTTTGGGAAACAACGATGTAGCAGGTGACATTGTTGTACCCGTAGACTACACTGCATTTCCGTATTGGCTCAAAGCTCTGTTTGGAGATCCTGCTACTGTTGCGGAAACTCCTAAGGCAGGCTACAGCACTCATACCTTTAAGTTGGGTGATACTCAGCCGAGCTTTACTCTTGAAAAGTGTTTTCCTGGCATTAAAACCTATGTCCGTCAACTTGGATGCAAAGCAAGCAAACTGAGCTTATCCGTAGGTGGCGATGGCGAATTAACTGCCACTATCTCTGTCATGGGCGCTAAGGAAAGCATTGAAACTAGCTCCATGAGCACTAAAGCAGTAGAAGCGGTATTCACCCGCACCCAAAACTTTCAGGCAAAAATCAAGATTGGCGGCTCTATTAAGGGCAAAATTACTTCCTTCTCCATGGATATTGATATGGGCTTAGACGGTGACAGCTTCTCTATTGGCACCAACGGTTATCGAGAGGCTATTTGCGAGGGGCTTGCTAATATTTCTGGCACTTTGGAAGCGTTCTTTGAAAATGGCGAATATCTGACTATGGCAGAGAACAGCACTGAAACAAGCGCAGAAGTTATTTTCACTCAAGGCGATTTGTCCCTTAGCTTCAAATTCCCTGAAATTAAATTTGCTCGTACTTCTCCCGGTATCGATGGCCCTGGAGGCATCAAGCAAAGTCTGACTTATAATGCTTTTTATCAAGATAACGCTGATAAGTCTGCTGTTGTTGTTACCGTTGTTAACAAGGTTACTGCTTATTAAGGAGATTAGCTATGGAAAAAGAGTATTTGATTGAATGCCGTGGACTTACGTGGCCAGAGCGCTGTGATTTTGAAGACTTCCGCGATAATTTCGTGAAAGAAAATGGCAAGAACTATAGTGTTGTGGGGCGTGCTCTTGTCAATTATATCTTGGAGAAAATCTATCCTGATGCGCCTTTGGGCAAGATGACTGCAGCAGAGGTTATGGCTGTGTACGAGAGTACAATGCAGCTGACTGAAAGCATTCGCGAGGAAGAAATAAAAAACTTCAAGCCCTTGTCCGGTGGCAGTACGAACGAGCAGGCTACTGTAAAGACTGCCGAAGATTAAACCCAGAATTAGATTGCAATATCTGTGATTACAGGACACCTGATATTATGCCAGGCAATGTTGAGACGATTAAAATTCGTCAACTTACTCTTAACTGCGTAAGGTACATTGCTGGCATGGGGGGCGCTGTTGCAATCGGATTTAACTGGGGAGACATAGAAGCCTTGTGCCGTATGAGCGGCATAAGGCTCAACAGGCTTTTAGTTGATAAGCTAAGGGCCCTGGAAGACATAACCATTCATTTTATGAACAAAAAGGAGGCTGATTCTCATGGCTAACGTGGCCGAAACAAGGGTAAGGATTACGCTCACTGACGCTATGAGCGGTCCGCTCCGCAATATTCAAGGTCAGCTAGTAAATACCAACACTGCTGCAGATTCCTTAAAAAGGACCTTTAAGGATTACGCAAGTATTGGCGCTGGCATTATGGCTGGCGCTACTGGCATCTACTCTTTAGCAGATAAGGCAGGAGAAATTTTTGGTAAAGGTGCTGCCTTTGCTAAGAATATGGAAACTAACACGGTTGGTATGGCTGGCATTCTGTCATCAATGACTCAGATTAATGGCAAGGCTTTGGAATGGAATGACGCAATGCAGATTTCCAGCGGCATTATTAAGCAGCTTAATGATGATGCATTAAAGACTGCTGCAACGTCTGAGGAATTGGTTGAAACATTCCGTGCTCTGTTAGGCCCTGGACTTGGTGCTGGCATGACCATTGAACAGGTGCAGAAGTTTACTACCGTTGGCGTTAATGCTGTCAAATCTTTAGGTCTGGAAGGTCGCCAGCTGGTACAGGAGCTGCGTGACCTTGTGCAAGGCGGTATCCAACCAGCGTCCTCAACTTTAGCTACTGCTTTAGGTCTGAGGGATAAGGATATCAAGGCGGCTAAGGCATCTTCTGAGGGTTTGTATGCATTCTTGATGAAGCGCATTGAAGGCTTCCAGATGGCAGCCGAAGCCACTCCTAAAACACTTGCTGGTATCCAATCGCAGATTAGTGAAGGTTTGACAAGAGGTATTTCTGTTGGTATTCAACCGCTTATGGATGAATACAAGGATGTATTGCTAGGCATCAAAGGTACGCTTATTTCTTTAGATGGTGAAGGCAATCTAGGCATATCCGAAAACTTTGCTGCAAATCTCAGGACGGCTTCCGAGCACGTTGTTAATATGTGGCATGGCTTTGAGAATGTTGCAGGCGTTTTGAAACCTGTAGTGATACCTGCTATTGGTGCCGTTGGCGATAGCTTGGCATTTGCCATGGATAACGTGGACAAGATTGCTTTAGGTTTTGGTGCCTGGAAGGTTGGCTCTACTGTCCTTGATATCTACAAGCTGAAAACAGGCATAGATGGTGCATATAGTGCACAGACTATGCTTGGACAGGCGATATCTAAAACAACTGACTTTTGGTATGCATCTAAAAATGCCGCTGAAGTGGCTGCTAGAGGTGAAATGCTTGCCGCTGAGAACGCGGCTAAAGTGGTTGTGCTTGCAAATAATAAAAAAACGGCTGCAGCAAGAGAACAGGCTGTCATTGAAAAAGGAGTGCGTACTTTAGAAAAGTCCGGACACACTCAGCTTGCTAATAGGCTCAATGTTCTGCGCGAACGCTATCAGATAATGGGAGCATCTGCAGAGCAGGCAGGCAAATTACAGTATCAGGCAGCAAAGCAAGCAGCGAAAGGGCAGGCAGATCTTGTTGCCAAAATTATTCAGGCTCAAGAATCCCATATTGTTGCAGCTCGTTCAGCTGCTGAGCACGGAGCAAAAATGCAGTATTTAAGGAATATGGCATTGGGCGCAGGCGGCGCACTTGGCACTTTAAGCGCTACTGTAATGATGCTTACTGACGATACTAACAGTCTGGCATACAGTATTGCTAATACAGGTTTAGCGGTAAGCTCAGGTATTACAGCTATTGGCCTACTGATAGAACAGTTGGGCAATTTGGCTACCGCTTATCAAAGCGTAGCGACTGCAGCTGCTGGGGCAGGATTGTTAAAAGCTACTGCTATAGGCGCAGCTGGTGGTTTGGCTATTGGTGCTGGTGTAGGATTGGGAGCTGCTGGTATTTATGCAGCTACTCACGGCTTAAGTACAGAGGATATGTGGAAGCGTTGGACCTATGGCAAAGAGGACTATGACAAAGAAGCAAATGCCAAAGCTAAGGAGTTTGCAGAGAGTCTGGAGCGCATAGAGCAACAAAGTAAAGTAAAAGAGGCCATAGAAAAGGCTAAAGCTCTAGAAAATAAATTCCCTTCTGGCACTGCTGCAGATGCATCACAGCAGACTGCTAAATCCGCTAAAAAGCAAGAAGATGCTGCTAGAAAAGCCAATTACCGCTTTGAAAAGAGTGCAGGCGAAATAGCTGAACTCAGTGCTAATCTTGACCGTCAGATTTTGGAGAACACAGGCTCTACCTTTGAAATCAGTATGGCTAAGCTATCTGAAGATGTGGAGAAGATGAAAACCAAAGTCAAAACAGCTATGGCAATGGGTGTGGATGTATCCTCTGTCATTGGTAAAGGCTGGGAAGACAAGGAAAGTAAGCTTGCTCAGTTTGTAGCTGAAGAAGAAAAACGTATCAATCGTGAAAAGATTCTCAATCTGCATCAGCAGGAAATGGATTACATTGATGCTCTGGAAGGTACGCGTCTTATTTCTGCGCAGCGTGCTGATGAGCTTAGGGCTGAAGAAGTTGCTAAACACAAGGAAGCTCTTAATCAGCTCTTGGCTGATGAAACGTTGACCAACGAGCAACGACTGCAGCTCCAGCAGGAATATGCTGATGCTGTTGCTGCTATGGATCAGGCACGCCGTACTGATTGGCAGGCAAGCTGGGGAAGCTTTGTTGATTACATCAAAAATACCCAGTTTGATCAGCTGGAAACCTTAAAAGGTGGCTGGGATGATATTACCAGCTCTATTACCAACTTTGGGCAGAATATGCTGACTGAGCAGAAGTCATTTAGCGAACGCTGTAAGGACCTTTACAAAGACCTTGCTAACAGCATTATGAACACTATGATGAAGGTTATTATGCAGGGGCTTGTTATGAAGTCTATAATGGGCATCTTTGGCTTAGGTGGTGCTGGCAAGGGTATTAGTTCTGGCATTACATCCGATTTAGACCATCTGTTCAACGCAAAACCATATGCTAGTGGTGGACACGCTTTAGGCTGGTCTTTGGTTGGCGAGCGTGGCCCTGAGTTGGTCAACTTCGAACAGCCCGGACGTGTATATAATGCGGAGCAGACTGCCAGAGCCTTAAAAGGCAGCGGTAGTCCTGAGAATATGAAAATCGTCATTGAGAATAAAAGCGGCACCCCAGTTAAGGCGACAAGCGCAAGCAGCAGCTTTAATGGCAAGGAATATGTACTGTCCGTTGTTGTTGATGCTGTCGCCACTAACGAGGGTGGAATTACCGATATTCTCAAAGGCGCAGTAGGTAATTATTAAGGAGCGTGATGATATGGTTTCTAATATTGATTTTCCGAGCAGTATTGGTGCTCCCGATTATCCGTTAGGGGAAACTTTTGAGGACGCTGTCATCCGCTCCAATATGGAGGATGGCACAGTCAAGACAAGGCCTAAGTTTACTCGGAATAGGAAAACCTATGACGTCAGCTGGGGACATATGACGGAAACAGAAAAGGCTACATTTCAGGATTTTTTCGAGAACACTCTTAAAAATGGGGCTCTTTCTTTCAATTGGAACCATCCGTCAAGTGGAAAGCAGCTTACTGTGATTATGACTGAGCCGCCTAGTTTTTCGTTAAGCCTCCTGCATTACTGGAAGGTTTCGATGAAGGTTCAGGAGGTGTAGGTAATGGCTTTGAAATTATCGCAGGCTGCCATTTTGGCGGCTAACAAGGTTAATTCCGAAAGTGCGTGGCTGCTTATCCTTGAAATCATTCTGCCTAATGACCCTGATCATATTTATTTGGTACGCAACAATGAGGATATTGTATGGAACGGGCAGCTGTGGCAGGCGTTTCCCTTCAATGTGAGTGAGGGTAAGAGTGAAGCGCAAGGCTCTGCGTCAACTCTCAATATTGATGTTGATAATACAACTCGCGATTTGGAGTATTATCTGCAGCGAGGCTCAGGTGGTGCCAACGCAAGAGTAATTCTCAGGTGCGTAATATCTACTGCCCTGGACAATCCAGATCCTGAATTTGAGGAATATTATTCAGTTACAAGTACTGTTGTAACCGAAAAGGCAGTGCGCTTTACATTGGGTAATGCGTATCCTACAAGAGCACGCAGGCCATGGGACCGTTATATGAAGAATAACTGTCCTTTTAAATACAAGGGTATCCGTTGTGGAGCTACCAGCGAGCTTCCTAGCTGCAACCATACCTTGGGTGATTGCAGAAAAAGGAACAATTCAAAGCGCTTTGGTGGATTCCCGGGCATACCACAAGGAGGCTTATATGTTGAATAGCACAGAGCTTGATTACACGGACCTTATCGGTGTGCCCTTTGCTAATCAGGGCAGGGATGTGGGTACAGGCCTTGACTGCTATGGCCTAGTGCAAGAGGTTTTCAGGCGCTATGGCTATGAGGATATAGGCGAGTACTACTCGGACGCATACGAGAAAGAATACATTAACAAGATTTTCAGAAAAGCAATTGCAGGGCCTAGGTGGCGCGAGGTTGATTACAAGCACGGCGAGGAAATTCCTGTTCCTGCTCTTATTGCAATCCGCTTTAATAGTCCACCAGGCATTGTTAATCATACCGGTGTCTACATTGGTAATGGCCTTTTCATCCATACCAGAGAGCGCATTGGCTGTTGTGTGGATAGAATTGATAGCTTGATGTGGCGCAGGCAAATTGTTGGAATATACGAGTATCAGAGGTGAGCTAAATGGTTAAGGTGATTTTTATAAAAAACCCTTTTCAGCCTTCCAAAGGCAGGGTGATGAAGTTATCCGAAGTAGTTGGCAAACCTTTGTCCTTTTATGTTGGTGAGTTTATTCAGCAATTGCCTGAGGATAAAGCATATGTGCAAGTAAATGGCAGACATTACATCAATCCTTCCAAGGAAGTATTGGAGCAGGTTGTTCCTGCAGATGCCTTTATTATGGTTCTACCAGCTGTTGAGAAGGGCGGTAAAAATCCCTTAGCCTTAATTGCTGCTGTTGCATTATCCGTTGTTTCGATGGGTGTCGGTGGAATGGTTGCTACAGGCACATGGGGAAGTTTTGCTGGTGCTAGTGCGTGGGCAGCTGCCGGCGGTTATTTAGCTGCGGCTGCAGTGATGTTTGTAGGCGGTAGCTTGATTTCCAAACTAGGACCTAAAGCTGACTTACCAAGTTATCAGGAAGAGGATCCAACATATTCCTGGAACGGCGTTCAGACTATGGAAGGTCAGGGCAACGGTATAGCAATTACTTATGGCACTGTTAAAAGCGGCGGCCAAAGCATTGTTAAATTCACTACCAATAATGGGGATGACCAGTATTTCAATTGGCTTGTTTGTGCTGGTGATGGGCCGTTAGAGATTACTGATGTGAAGCTCAATGATAATCCCATTGAAAATTATGATGATGTGATTGTTGATATTCGTCCTGGCACAAATAACCAGTTCGTCATTGATAGCTTTAATGACACTGTACAAGCCAAAGCCTTAGGCTATGAGTTGGAGGATAAAAAGTGGCGCAATGATATTGCTGATGGTAATTCTGCAGAAGGCTTGATTATTGATATTGAGTGCAGTCAAGGCCTATATCACGCTAACGATAACGGCACATTAGGCACTGCGTGGGTTGATGTTAGGGCTGAATGTGCTTTAGAAGGTACAGAAGATTGGAAGATTATTATCAGCGGACAGCCTGAACTTAAAGGCAACAGTTATGGCATTGTATTGCTTAATCACGATATTGATTTAGGAAATTACAGTGTCAAGGTCAGCTTTGATAACAACAAGTACAGGGGAGAGGATGAGAACGGGGATAAAATTCCTAATCCTCATTACCAGCAATACTGCGTAACTGTTACTTATCCTAGAGGCAAGCTGTTTAAGCCTAGATATTATGGCTACTTCAATCCAGGGGATAAAGGCAAACTAAAAGTAGAAGATTTTGAGTTTGATATGGCCACTATGGAGGGGCAGGGTGCTGGGTTTACAACTACTCTGGAAGTCTATCAGAGCGGCCGTGTTACTGGCTCTAAGGCAGGGCCTGTACGTAAGCAGTTTAGGATTGACCACATTACTGCAGGCAAGTACAAGGTTAGGGTACAGGTTATTGCACGTAGTGCGTCTGTAACTAGCTCCCGCGATGCTGTGAAAACCTTTTGGACTATGCTCAGCACTGTTGTTTATGACGACTTCTGCTATCCCAATAGAGCACTCATCGGCATCAAAGCTAAGGCTACCAGCCAATTATCTGGCGGTACTCCTAAGTTGACGTTCCTTAAAACAAGGGCCAATGTGTGGGTATTCAATCCGTATTTGAATAACTACGAGCAAAAGCCTGCAGATAATCCTGCTTGGGCGGCATATGACTTTCTTCATGGCGCGAATAAGCTGCTTGATGTTAATAGGTTTGTTGATGTTTTTGAGGTCCGCGGCATTCCTGCAGAGCTGATGCTGTATGACCAATTCGTAGCGTGGGCGGAAAACTGCGATAAGCTTGACCTAAAAATCAATGTGGAGATTACTTCTCAAGCGGGCTTTTTTGAGACAGTCAATAAAGAGATTGCCCCTGTAGGCCGTGGTCTAGTACTACAGTTTGGCACGAAATTTGGTTGTTATTTTGACCACAAATCCCAACCGGTGCAGCTCTTTAATATGGCCAACATCATTTCTGGCAGCTTCTCACTCTCTTATATGGGAACGGAGGACAGAGCAAATGCAGTTGAAATCAGCTTCCCGAATGCTGAAAAGAACTATGAGCGCGATACTATTACTATTTTCGGAGAGAACTACGATGATGCTGATATTGTAGGCAATCCCACTCAAATCCGGATGAACGGCATTACCAGCTATAAGCAGGCTTACCGCGAGGGAATGTATCAGTTGATGTGTAACAAACTGCTGCAGCAAACAGTAAGCTTTAAGGCTGATGTTGAGGCAATCGGCTGTATGGTCGGCGATGTTGTTTTAGTTTCTCACGATGTTCCGTTGTGGGCATACTCAGGGCGCATTACTCGCGTAGATGGCCAGAGCGTGGTACTCCTGCCGTTAGATCCGACTGAGATTAACCTGGAACAACGTTATGCGCTGCTCATCCGCACAGCTAATAACCAGCTCTACACATACGAGGTTAGCAATATTAGTGGAAGCTATGGCAGTGCATTTGTTACTATTGCTGGCTTATTTGATAAAGAAAATCCACCTCAGCCAGGAGATATTTTCTCGCTGGGTAAGGTGGATGCTACTGCAAAGCCATTTGTGGTTAAGAGCATAACTCGCAGCAGTGAGCAGGAACGTACTATCAGTGCTGTTGAGTATGTGGAGGGTGTATTCGAGGAAAATTACGAAATACCTCAGCCAGACTACTCCTTATCTGAGGATGGCTCTGTCCAAAACGTAATTAATTTGCAGGCTTATCAGGTTGCTTACAAGGACAAGAGCGGTCAGCAGCTCTGCAAGATGTATGTGAGCTGGCAGTTGCCTGAAGGTGCATTGGCTGATTATTTCAGCATCCTGCTTTCAGAAGGCAGCACGCAGAATTTTGTTGTAGCTCAAAGCACTATGCAGCTTAATGCTGAGCTGGATACAAGGCCGTTTACTGAGTACTACGTCAAGGTTATCTGCAACTACAAGACAAAACAGAGCAGTGGTACTATAGTTGGCCCTATTGCTGCTGGTATAGATGTTCCGCCTCCTAATGTTAAGATTTTGGACCATGCGGAAATTGCAACCGGTACCAGACGCTTTTATTGGGAATTTGAATATCCTGAGCCTAACGATGTGGCAGGGTTTGAAATCCGCTATAACCAAGGCGATATGGTTACGTGGGCCAGTGCAATCCCTATGCATACGGGACTTATTACGGAGCAGCCCTTTGAGACTCAAGCTCTGAGGCAGGGCGTACATACTGTGATGATTTGTGCTGTGGATAATGCAGGACAATACAGCGAAAAACCTGCCTTTGCCATTCTAAATCTAGGAGAACCTTTAGAGGATAATGTTCTCTACAAGGATGATATGAGTGCCAACAATTGGGGACCAACTGTGCACAATGGTTTGGTTGAAAGCGATGGCACTATGGTTTCGAAATCAAATGTTGCATTCTGGACTTCTCCTGATGCTCCGTTCTGGACAGAGCCTGAGCAGGAATTTTGGCAGGAGCGTTACTCAGCTTTTAATGCTACTTACCAAACAATACTTCCTTGCAGCGGGCAAATGTGGTTGAAATACGACATTACAGGCCCTGCAAAGATAGAATACCGCATTGTTGGCAAAAAGGCCTTCTGGACTTCTCCTGATGCTCCGTTCTGGGACGGTGAAGCAGACTGGGCATTTTGGGTAGATGACACTGTTATGTACAAGCCATACACCGGTAAGGTGATGGTAAAGGCAGGCGACCAAATACAGGTTAAAGTATCTGCGCCTGAGAACGTAGTAGAGCTAACAAGGCTGAAAAAGGTAATCATTTATGTAGACGTTCCTGATAGAGAGGAACATTTCGAAAATATTGAGGTTCCGATTGAAGGCTTGCAGCTGCCTGTGCAAACACCGCACTACTACACAACCGCTGTTCGTTTAGATGCGGTTCAGGGAATGGAGAACCCTGTAGGCAGGGCCATTGTAGTGTCCAAGAATCCCTGTGTTATTAAATTAGTTGACTATTATAACAACCCGACCTCTGCTGTGGTGGACGTTACCTGGCAGGGCTTTGTAAAGGAGGTCTTATGATATGAGCGTCCCGACTTTTATCCCTTTTTTAGATCCATATAAAGTATATGCACAGGCTGGCGGCGTAGCTCAGCCTAATGCAACCACAATGCAGCAGATGCAGAACCTGTTTGGCAACTGGTCTGATATGCTTGCAACTTTTGTTAAATGTTTGTGGCAACCGAGCAAGGCCTATGTAATCAATCAGATTGTGTGGTCTCCTAGTATGCCTGCAAATACTGTGGCTATCTGTACTAAAGCTGGTACTTCTGGCTCCAGCGAACCATCTTGGCCTAGATTGGTAAATGGCACTGCTTCTGATGGCGGTGCTACATGGAAGCTCATCGAGGCTCATCCGCAAACTCTGCCTGCCAATGGCGGTACCGCCGATGTAGCAGAAAATGCTAAAAAATTAGGAGGCCAGCTGCCTGCGTACTATGCAACTGCTGCTAATCTTAATCTTAAAGCACCTATTGCAAATCCGAATTTTACCGGTGTTCCCACGGGTCCGACCGCAGCGCCTGGAACAAATACTACTCAGCTTGCTACAACCGCATTCGTTACTGCCGCTCTGTCCTCTCTAACAGGACAAGGCAAGATCATTGCATATAACCTAGCGCAGAATGGCTATGTGAAATGGGACATAGGCTTAATTCTACAGTGGGGATTAAACAACCCTTCT